AGGCATTTGTGGCCTTACCACCTCTACGGGGAGTATCCATAAAGTACACCTGTACAAGCTCTTTGGTGGCATCGTATGTCAGGGAACTCGTCATTTGACCTGTGAAAAATAAATCAACATGGTCTGTTGGCAAATCCCTACTTGCCCTCAGTTTCTTGTACGACTCGGAGTACTCCTCAAAGGGCGCACCCTCAGCGTCAATACCCTTTTCTGTGCGTAGGAGTATTGACGTCACGAGAAAGGTACCTATCTCCGACATTAACTTGCCGGCATGGCTTATACCCTCCTCAAGTGCATTTAACTTAACCTGTACTTTCTTGGTGTCAATGCTAATGTCAAATCGGTCAACCATTATACCCTTACCAGCCTACGTACTTGTGGGATTGACATCTCATCAGAATCGAGACCGTCCCCCTCCCAATCGTAGTCAAGACCGGCAAGTAGCACTTCGTGCAATTCTTCTTTATACAGGTCGGCAAACAACTTTCGCTCGTTAGCAAAAGCGTCATTTGCACGGTGCTTCATAAGGTACATGAATATCAACTCAAGCGACTTGTAACATCCAAGTCGGGTCAACTGATTTTCCGCACTTGACAGGTTATCTCGGTCGAAAGTAGTAACTCGCCAGTCGAGATTGTTCTCCTCGGCAATACGGCGAAACCACTTTACTTCAATCGCCCTATCAATGATTTTTCCGGCCTCGACGATTTGGTCTGACCAGTCCAACACACCTAACTCAAGTATATTAGGTCGGATCAAGACCAGATCGTCGGAGTCACAATACTCAGCCATTTAACTATTCCTTACTAAGAGTTTTCTTCCTCACTACCTTACCTTTCGACTTCAACACAACTTTCTTTTTTGAGGAAGCGGATTTGGGTTTCTTTTTCTTAGAAGGTGCCACGATTTCATCAGGTAATGTTTCGGGTGTTACGGTTTCCTCTACCACTAAATCCGGTTTAGGACCGCCAGGAGTTATATGCGTCACGGGCTCGGGATCTCTCGGTTTAAAACCGCCCACAGGTCCATCGTCGGGATACTCACTTTCTGCTTTATACCCCATCTCCTTCAATCGCCTTGCCACACTTTTGCTTGTCGTCGTAAACTTACCTGTGACACGCTTTGTGGTAGGATCACAAAACTCCGCCAAGGGCACGCCCTTAACGGGATCCCATGCTATCGTCGGTAATGAACCTCTAACAAAGACGTACTTCTTCAATTTCTTAACCTTTGCCATTTTTAATATCTCCTCGAAACAATTGTCCCTGCGCTAACCATTATGCACTACTGCTACTGGACGAACTTGAACTTCTCGAACTCGAACTTGAACTGCTACTACTACTGCTACTGGACGAACTCGACCAACTAATGTCGTCGTTAGCATTAGTTAACCATTGGCGCAACTTGGGGTTAACACAAGGGTGCTTTTCCAATTGATCCCGAAGTCGTTTGTTTTCTAACCATTTGCTATACGTCATTTCGATAACCTCCTTTTTTAAAAGTTAAATCGTTAGAGGTTACGAAGTAGCAAGTCCAGTAATGGTGCCATGATACTCTTCGGGTCCATAGTCGATTCCGATCTGACCGTATATTTGACCCTTTTCAGAAGCACCGGTTTTAGAAAGTTCTTCATAAAACAGAACTCCTTTTTCCGGTACCGGGAGAAATACAGGAGCACAGACCGCAAGATCCGCTATGAGAAGAGTAGCGGCAGGAACATTTGGTGCCCACACAATACCAAGGATAGCAAAGTCAGTTTCAATTTGCTTGATGTTATAACCACCTATATTCCTATCCTCCGGTGCATATCCATAAACGTCGGACAATTTTTGTTTCTGAAATGCATTTACAAAAATAACCGTGTTGAGGAATTCTGAACCGTTTGCCGCCATTGTTCTCAACAGCTGATCTACTAAAGCCTTATCAAGCGTGGCGCCCCCTGCCGCTACTGTATTAGTCGTACATGCCGTGATGATACCTCGAGTTTTCGCGGCAGTTGCGGCGTCGGTGGCCTGCTGATAAGAACCGTTCAAAAAGGTGTAGTCGATATTGAGGGACAACTGACGCATATGTGCCATGATTTGAAAGTCCCTCTCATTCTGAACGGGTTGTACATCGGTGGCATCTACCAATCCGGTTGTAGCATCGGCAGTTACCTGACCTGTTACAGATTGTTTTGCGTAGGATACACTGACCTGCCTCTGCCAAATTTGAACAGTATTGACATCCTGTCCACGTACATAAGTCCATGGATTAGGAGCGGTCAACGAGGTAGTCTCAGAAATGGCGGGCTGACTTGCCGCCTCCAATGCCCACGGTTGAGCAAGTGGGAATTGAAAATCTCCTACAGTCCTTACC